CTGTTCATTGTGTTTCTCTACAAACTGACGGAACAGGTCAACCGCCTTGCCATTAAATTCATAAGGACGCACAAGGCTATCAAGCAGATACGCAAGTTCACCTTCACAAGAAACGGTCTTCTGATTGAACTTGTCAGTAGTCGTGCCAACCACACGCCCACGAAAGATTTCTTCTCCATCCTGCTCCACCGTGACGATGGTTTTCATCTTCTGCAATCCGTTATACATAACATTGCCAGGAAGCATCTTGAATCTCAGTGAACCCGCTTTGTTCAGTTCATACGTCGCCTTCGGTGCAAGCACTTGCAAAGCAATATCATCAGACGTGGGGTCGTAGAACACGACCCCATCCGCTTTCATCTTGTACATTACAGCATCGCCGTCCCTTCAATGGTTTTCTTGAAAGGCTCAACTTCAGCAGTCATCTTCACAGATACAAACTTGCCATTTTCACGCACAGGGTCGCCAACATTCACTCTGCCTCTGTAATGATGCGTCGGGTCATCATCCAGCGCGATTTCCTCCTTCAACTGCCCATGCAGCTCAGAAAGTATGTCACTATAAATGGCAGACCAGTCTTCCCGGTCTTCCATTGTGATAAATTCCAATGTAAGCGTCCTGTTTTTGTATTGAACCTTCCCAGTCAAAGCCTCTGTCAAATCCATTGCACCGTGCGCACCTGGAATGTCCACATAATGCGTTTTCGGTTCTGGCGTGCTGATCTCAGGAGGTTTCTTCAGCATCAAGCCCCAGTCCCAATAGGAATGCTTGCCGTCAAAAGTAATCCCTCGCATTTTTATCACCCCGTTGCAAATTAGTCATCTCGGTAGCTGACAGCGTAGAAATTGCCCAGAGCCATGTTGATTTTAGGCGTAAGCTCTCCAACCACCGTGCCTGAATCAAGAACCACACGTCCAGTCGTGACATATCCATTGACGGTGATGTTGCCAACCCCATCAGCAACAGCAGCAGGAATTCCGGCAACGGCTTCCTTAGCTTCGCCAACCAACTCCTGCACTGCACTTAACAGGTTGAGCGCTGTCGCATTATTGCCTCTTGCTCCCAGAAGGTTTAGATTTTCAAGCGGATCAGTCACGAGGCCCATACCACGTTCAATTTCCGCCCGTCTTTCGTCTCCTCCAGTGAATTCTGCGAAGCCAAGCAACAGCCTCTCCCAAGGCGTTGTGTTCCGTGTATATCCTGCTTCTTTTTCAGAATATGCACCAGTACCAGTCATGTAGTGGAAAATCGTTGTTCCGCTTTTCAGGTTATTATCCGCTGTATCAACAGCAGCCGCAGGGTCTTCCGTGACAGGATTGACAACAGTTTTCTGAAAATCTTCCAACACATGCGGGTATACAGAACCAAGAATAGCAATTCCTGCTACTGGATGACCAGTTGCCATAGCGAGTGCGCCAAGCAAAACCAGGACACCTTCAATGCGCCCTTCTTCCTTGGCAATGAAATCAAGGAACGTTGTAAAACCGTCAATCAATGAGGTGAACCACGCCGTCGCGGTTTCCGTCATATTGTTGTCAGTCCAGAAATCGCTCAATGCTTTCAACGCCCCATTGGCAAAGTCCAATATTGCCGTTGCAAGCTCACTTAACGACGTTAGCAGTTCATCAAAAGCTTCCGGGTCATCAGCAGCCATTGCCGTTAATGCGCCAAGGATGGCAACAAGAGGATGTTCCGTGGCATACGAAATCGCAAACGCGCCGCCAATCGCTTGCAAAATAGGGAGCAAGGTATCCTTTCTTTCAACAAGATACGTAAATAGATCAAGGAGGCCGGACAACGTGCCAGTAGCCGCACCACCCAAATCAGTTGCAACCTGAGAGAGCAACTCCGAATTGTCCTTTGACCACGTTTCCAATTCGCCAAGCAACGCACTAAGTTGTGGCATTACTTCGTCCTTCAGCTCATCAAAGAAGGGCAACATAAATGCGCCAGCAGTTTGATCCAACTGATCTCCCGTCTTTTCAAGATGACCGCCCCAAGTATCCATGATGTTTTCCATGGCCTTGTAGTAATTGCCGCCCTCTTCCTGTGCCATAAGCAGGGCGTTCAAAACGTCCATGTCGGTAACTTGTTTCTTTGTCAGCATGCCAGTTATTTCATCGGCAGAAATGGCACGATCTTGTGAAGCATAATAGTCCGCCAACAGTTGGTTAATCATCACGCCATTTTCAACAAACTGGTTGCGTTCCTGCGCTCTCAAAAAGCCATATCCCTTTGTGTCTGTCCACGCCTTAACGAGACGTTCCATTTTTGCGCTATCACCGTTTGCAATGTTGCCCAACACTTCCAGCATATCAAGAGTGCTTTCCACGTCATACCCAGCATTGAACAAGCGGACAGCACTATCAGTAACGCCTTCCATGCTGTAGGGCGTATCAACAGCAAATTGACGCAGTTTTTCGTAAATTTCCGTTGCTTCCTTTTCAGTCACACCCAGCATCGTCTTGAAGGAAGCCTGATACGTTTCGGCAGACGCATTGAAATTGATGCCGATTTTCAGGAACTCCCAACTAAGGTCAAGCGCTTTGTACATCAAATCTTCCAAGATATTGCCAAGCCATACTGCGCCAGCTCCAAGCGCACCATCCTCTGAGAATGGATTGTGTAGAGTTTTAAGTTTACTATTAAAGCCAGCTAACTTAGCGCCAGCAGATGTCGACTTGCTATCAATCTGTCCTAATTCATTCGCAACGCTGTTCGCCCTGGAGTCCAGTGTGCTCATAGAGCCGTTCAACGAATCGACATTGCCGTCCAGCTTGTTTATTGCCGTATTCGCACTTCCTGCTTTGCTGCCCAGTTCTCCAAGCTCCGCATTCGCATCAGACAGTCTCGTGTCCATCGTGTTAAGCGTAGAATTAACAGACGTAAGTTTTGTGTCAATAGATTGCAGAGCAGTTACCGCATTATTGAGCAACGTTTCAAATCTTTTAAGGGATGACTCTGCATCATCCATTTCAATGGTGATTCTGCCCATGAGCTTAAAAAGCTCTGTAGCCATGTTCCCACCGCCTTTCGTGTTCCCCTTGACAAAATGAAAAATATGTGGTATGAGTAAAGAGAAGCAACACACACTGCATCGCCACAGTACAGGAGGTATTTCTATGGCAAAGTGGATTTACGCAGAAGAAAAGAAATACCCTGGTGACGATGGGTATCAGCCTGCTAACAGCTTCGATCTCAGCGACTATCACAAATGGGTCATCAATAAGCGCATCAAAAAACGCATTCAAAAGGACAACCGCAAGTGGATGTCAAAGGAAATCTCCAAATGGGTTGGAGTAATCGTATTCTTGGTAATCATGTTCCTGGGAATGCTTAAGCAATAATCAAGAGACGGCGATATGCCGTCCTTTTTTATTGCCTCATTTGTTTAACTCTTGACAAAAAGAAATATATGTGCTATATGAAATCAAAAGGAGGTATCCCACAATGAAAAGAACGCATCGCATCCTCTCCATTTTGTTTGCCCTCATCCTCTGCTCCGCCCCATTTGCAACCGCTGAAACCATTGACCTTTCCGGCCTTTCCTTCGATGAGCTTGTTGCCCTCAAAGAGAAAATCAACATTGCTATATGGAATAGCAAAGAATGGCAGGAAGTCGAAGTCCCACAGGGTGTATGGGTCGTGGGTGAAGATATTCCCGCAGGCAAGTGGACTATCAAGGCTGCTGACGGTGTGCGTACATCTGTATATTGGGGCGACACGCTTGACGCTTCCGGCATGTCCCTTTCATACAATTCCAAGGTCTTCGAAATCGAAACCCTGTATAGTGTGAATTATTGGAGCTACGACAGAGGCGATGCCACAGAAGTGACATGGGATTTGAAGAAAGGTCAATACTTCATCGTGGAAAGCGGAATCGCCCTGTTCACGCCCTACTCTGGCAAACCCAGCCTCGGTTTCAAATAAGCCATGTCCCAGATACTCAGCATCGCGGCTTCCCTATGCCTGGTAATTTCAATCGCAGCCACATCCATACTTGAAACAACCCCAGCAGACTCTCTCCCCACGATTACCTACATCGTCAACATCAACACAGGCAAATTTCACGACATCCAATGCAGACATGCAGACAGCATCAGCGAACGCAACAGGCGGGAATTCGACGGATCAAGACAAAAACTCATTGAAATGGGCTTTGAACCTTGCAAAGTATGCAACCCATGAGAAGGGGACGGCAAATCGCCGTCCCTTTTTGTTACCTCACATTGCCCCGTTTCGCAAACTCCCACCTGTCAGCCAGCCCGGTATCAACAGCAGGAAGCAAAGCTCCAACCATCGCCCCGGAGTCAAGCTGCACCATCTTCGGCATGTTCCGTCTCAGGAAGTCAAGCAAGAGCCTGTTCTGCTGCTCAATGACCTTCCCGATGTTTCCCATTTCGTTGTGTACAGCAATGGAAACATAGTCCATCATCTTTGCAACAGGCAAAACCGCTTCCGCGCCAGCTTCACCCACGCCCTGCAAACCATTCCTGGTATTGAAGATGGTGGGCTTGGTGAAGATTGCACCTTCTGCATTCCACTTCACATCGAAGGAAGGCATTTTGCCCTTTCCTGCAATGCCGTAAGGGGCTTTGCCACCGCTGACAGAGATTTTCGGTATCTTCAAATTGGAGAAAATCTTGCCGATTTTCAGCGGGAAGAATCCCTTGATTCTGTCCACGACTTTGCCCACCGATTTTCCTGCCGATTCGATCTTATCAGAAATGGATTTGCGGATGTCCTCAAACCACTTCTTTATCTTCCCGGCTGCGTCTTTCAGTTCATTGAACTTGTTTTTAATGCCCGAAATCGCAGTTGAGCATGCGGATTTAATCTTGTTCCACAGGTCAATCCAGAACTTGCGGAAGCCCTCGTTATTCTTCCATAAGTACACAAACCCAGCCACCAGTCCAGCCAGCAGGGATATCACAAGGCCAATCGGATTTGCTCTCAGAGCCGCATTAAACAGAATCACAGCAGCGCGGGTTGCCATGATAGCTGTTTTCGCAGCCGCCATGATCTTGCCCCAATTCATAATGAGTAAGAACGTACCAACACTGACAGAAACACCAATGATAGCCGCCTTCCACTTGTCCACGGTATTCTTGTTGTCAGCTATCCATTTCTTCATATCCTTGACCTTGTTGACAAGATTCTGAATGTGTGGTATAGCCGCCTCCGCCATATCCGCAACCTTGTTTTTGATTGCAGTCAGAATCGGCTCACCAACCCGGCCTAATTCAGCCATCGCATCCGTGAGCCGTTCCTGGGCTTTTCGCGCCTCCATCACGTCCTTGTTTGTAGCCTGGTACTGCGTTGCCGCTTCCCCGTAGGTGTCTTTCAAGGTCTTCATGATGAGGTCTTGCCGTTCTTCTGCCGTGGTGCATTTTTCAAGTTTGCCGTTGAAATCCTCCACGGTGATTCCCGACCATTCCAATGCGTCTGCCAAGCCGCCCTGCACCTCGCCAAGCTGACTTGTGTGCAAAATTCCCTCATACAAGCCCTCCAGTGGGAGGCTCTGTCCGAAACGCTGAAACACCCCTGTTCCTATATCGGTCAGAGTGTTCATTTCCTTCTCATTATCGGCAATCTGGGCAATGTGCTGTGCCGCTTCCACTGCCTGTTCCGTGTCACCCAGCACCGCATTCAGCTCAGAATAAGTGTTTTTAGCCTCTGCAGAGGAATGCCCAGCAGCTTGAAACGCGCCGTCAAGCAAGCCCATCTGCGCCCGGTATTCTCTTGTACCTTCCGTCACGGCAAGGAGCGCACCGCCAACAGCAGCACCGACAATGCCCATGCCACGCATGATTCCCGCTGCCGCTGTGCCTATCCTGTTGAAGTGCGTCTCAACCTCGCCGCTTGTCATACCAGCCCTTCTGGCAATGTCATCAAGGGTTCTGTTCGCCCTCGTCCCGTCTATCGCTATCTCCCCGAACAGACGAAATAGATTCATCCTGCTCACCTCCGCCGACTGGACGGAAAGAGGCCATGATACTCATAGACTCATTCACAATGTCCAGTGTCTCTTGTCGCGTTGGTGCCGCATTGTGTTGTTTACCATTCAGGGACTCACGGAATTCCTTCCAGGATCGTTCCCAATCCTTGTGTAGCCAGAATTCCCATAGGGCTTTTTCTTCCAATTCCTCATTGACCGTCTTGATAATCTCGCTCACGAATCTATAAAGCCGACCAGTCAAAAGCATATTGTCCAGCAGCTCCATCGGGTTTGCATACCGCTGGTACAATACATCGAAGAACTTTACATCATCTGCTTGACAGATTCGTAAGCCTGTTTGAAAAAATCCACAAAATTCTCATCCTTGACAACAGCCATGAACATGTCAAGGTATTCAATCGCGCCCTTTTCCTTGATTTCTGCTTCCGGCATGTCATACAGCTTGGAAAGCAGTCTGCAAATGCTGTCTTCGCAGTATTCCAGGCGTTCCAGCACAACGTCAATCACGCCCAGGAAAATAAGCTGACCCAGCTTTTCCACATTATCCTCGCCG